CAGCGGATAGCCGCGCTGTGCAAGGAAGTCCTGATACGCAATATCAAGGTTCTGCTGGGCCATACCACGCTGCGCCTGACCTGCACCTGCAAGCATATTCTGACGCGCCTGCTCCATCGCAATGGCCTGATTGCCAAGGCCAGCCAATTGAGCGCCTGCCGCCGATTGCTGTGCAAGGTTAGACTGAGCCAGACCAGCCGCCTGACCATAGCCCTGCTGCATCAGGTTAACCAACATCTGCGCCGTGTTGAGATCTTCTTGACCAGCAAGTTGCGCTTCATACACACCGCGACGCTCATTACCAAACGCACGAGATGATGCCATCTGAGCCTTGGTCGCTGCATCACGCTCTGCACGGGCCTGAGCCAGACGCCGCATAGTCGCGTCTACCACGTTCTCCTGATAGGGAGACATAAAGCCCTGAACGTCCTGCTGGAACTGTGCCGGAGTGTAGCCAGCGGCCCTCTGAGCGGCCTGTGTGGCCTGATCGAGATAGTTCTGGCCGATACCGCTTGTTGCGGCCTGACGAGCCATGCCGAACGCCTGCTGCTCTTCTGGGCGGAACTGGGCAACCCGTGGGCCTTGATATGCCTGATACGGGATAGACGCCACGTTCTGCGCAGCGGAGAAGCCTCGGCTTATCAGATCCTGCACAAAGGGATTTAGCTGCTGCGTCGTCGATTGTGTCGCAGTCTGACCGCCCTTAGACATACTTACAACTCCTTAGCCAAGGTGGTGCAAACTTCATCCCAACCTTGCTCTTTGAAAATTCTTACCCAACCCCTTCTACCAGAAATTGAAATAGAGTTACAGCCAATTGAATGCGCAAATGCTTCAACTGACTTTTCCATTTCCAGTAGTTCGTTCAACTCGCCGCCCGCCAAGAAAATGTGCATCACCCTGCGCTGCGGATAGATCTGTATCTCTGTGATGATTGCCGACTTATCACCCGGCCAAAACATCAAGTCGCCCCTGACAACGCCGTCCCAGATGTCAGCAAGCGTGTGCGTTCCCTTGGCGTATTCAAGCGCATCCTCAATATACTTACGACGCGCCTGAAATTGTTCGTAAATCGGGATCACTGTTGCACCTGCGTTACGGTCAGGATGATTGAAGGCACAGCGGGTCGAGCGAATGATGCCGTCCCCGTTGCACCAGTTTGAGCAGCCGAGGCAACGATCTGGACATTGGTATCATCAACCGCATACATAATTTCAAAATAGTCGTTTGCGTTCAGTGATAGAACCCAATTCCACGCGATCACTTCGGCGCTGTTGTTTGCAGCGACAGTCACTTCGCTATTTGAATTTGCAACATCAACTCCATTAATGCGTGGCCAAATCCAAATCTTCTTTGCGCTCGAACTTCCTGATGAGATCTGTGCGGAGAATTGGAAGTTATAGAGACCTGACGCAGCCGCAACGATGCGGGATGTCGGACTGCCGCGCGAGAAGCCCTTGGCATAGTCCGTTGTGTTGAACGTGATCCCATAAGGCGTGTAGATGGCAGCAGGTGTCTTTGTCGCGGTATCCGAAAACACCCCGTAATAGTCCTGCTGCTCAATCGTGGGACGAATAAAGATCTCACCGTCCGCTGTCCCGACCTTCAAAACAGCCGCAACTGGGATGACGTTATTGGGAGCAGTTGGCTTTGTCTTGGTGAATGCCCCAGCCGTGGTTGGAGAAGCGTAAAGGATGTCGCCAACAGCAAACGCGCTTGTGTTGACGTTCTTGATGTGTCCCCAGATCTGGCAGTAACCAACCTGTCCGCTGTCGGGAAGGTCGTGCGCCATTACGCCAAGCATATAAAGGGAGTTAGACGTTCCATCAGCAAGGAACTTTGCGACCCGCAGCGTGTTGTTAGCGCCAACACCGACAAAGCCGACAACTGAACCCTTGGCAATCGTCGCACCCGTCATGTTTTCTACACGGGCATAAGTGTCCAGGCCGATCTGCTGAATGACACCGTTATCCATGCCAAGATCGAGCGTGCCATCCAGTTCATTCCACGATACCGACCCTTCCTCTGGAGAATGGGTGTCTGTGGTTATGAAATTGGTGTCAGAGACAATCAGCTTGGCAGGCTGATAGACGCCAACGTCATCGCCCTTTTGGTAAGTGTTAGCAGCAAAAGCCTCAATAAGACGGTTGCGCTGGTCATCATACGCAGCGTTATATGATGGAGGCGCTGGAGGTAGCTTTAACCTCATCTACGGCCACCTGGGACTGCGTTAAGCCTCTGGATGCCCACGCGCCAGTCAGACGGAGTTGCAGACGTTGTGACGCGCATCTTTATCTGACGGCCATTGAACCGCACAGGCGTTGGGTTGGTCAGGCTGTACGGGCCATATGATGTCTCAGATCCGTTCGGATAGTAGCGGGTCGTAAATGTCGCTGTGACCTCGCCCTGATTGCCTTCATCTGGAATCAGTTCGTTGACGTACATGATGTTATCACCGTTGCCGATCTGCACGGGTCCGCTCTCAGCATAAGGTGATGCGCCATCGTAGTTAAAGCCGACCTCTTGATCGTAGGCGTAGCCGTTTGTGCCGACCATGATCGGATTCCGAAACACACCGCGATCAGTCCCCGCCGTCCGAGCCATTGCGCCAAAGGTCCATGTGTTTTCGACATAGTTCCACGCGACATAGCGGTCGTTTTCATTCGATTGCGATGACGGATACAGCCACCAGACCTCGTTATTGTCAGAGTTGTTGACCGCGTAGACCTTTGATGCCTGTTGCACGTTAATGTCGTTGAAGACGTAATCGTAAACGTCGCAGGGAAGCGGCTTCACATAGCCATCGTAAACGTGGAAGCCGTTGTTGCCCATCCAGACGGCCATGTTATCAAGGACAGCCACGCAGTTGGCAGATGCAGCACCGCAGGCACGGCCAGCAATTTCGAACTGATATACAAAAGGCTGACCAGAATAAGATGCGACGTGAGCATCAATGTCAGTTAGGATTAGGTTCTGACCACGCACGCGCTTGGCGCATAGGATCTTACCCGATGTCTGCAAGATCTGAGAGCCAGCCAGATTTGTAGACGATGGCGTCCAGATCGTGTTGTCCTCTAGGTCGCTCCACTGGACCTTGCGGGGGTTTCCACCAGCGCCCAAGGCGAACAGCGACCTCTCAGCAGTGACGAGAAGCCCCTGACATCCCGTAGGCGCATTGGTAATAGCTGCCGCCTTGGTCGGGGTGGTAAAGTCTAGCTGCCATTCATACAGCTTGCCATCAGACGTAGAGCAGCCGACGAGATATTCACCCCAAGTGTCTAGGCTCCACGTTGTCGCAGGGGTGATTGTACCGCTATCAGGGCGAGGCGTCCCATAATACCCAGCGCCGTAATTCTGGATGCCGTATCCACCGCCAGTCGTTGCGTCATCTGAGCCAGCCGTAAATCCGGTTGGGGTGATGTCCACCAACGCGGTCGATGGCGTCATTGCATAGAGTTTAGACGACGTGCCAAATGCCCCATAGCGTTGATTGGCGTTCGACTTCCATGTGATAACGCCTCGGCATTTACCTGTAAGCGTGAACGATCCACGCCGCTGCCAGCCACCGACAGGCTGCATGATCCCCTGTGTCCAGCGCACAAGGTTAACGTCATACCACCGACCTGCGGACTGTAATTCAGTGCCGTTACGATAGACACCGGCAGGGATGTTCAGTGGCAGCAGCGTCATAGTTACTCTTCATCATCGTCAAGAGAGAATGTAAACGTGATCTCTATATCACTATCCTGCGGTTTTTGCCACGCTTCAGCCATCAGGGCCGCATAAGCGATTGCGTCCTCCGAACTGTCCTGATGCCATTCATCTGTCTGATGTTGGCGGACTAGCTTCAGGAGAAGCATAAACAGCCACCCCTCCTGCTCTGACAGGATGTTTCCGGTGATGACGTTAAACGCGGCAACGGTCTGGGCCATTGACCGCTCACCATCTTCGCTGTCGTATTCCTGACCGCGTTCAAGCATCAGGTCAGCGGCTCTTTCGAGAAATTCAATTGCCGAGATCATATTCACCTCCTGCGTCATAAACGCACTGACCACGGAAAAAGGCGCGGCCACCAATAACTTCGCACAATTCAGGCGGAAGTAACATCCCATCTCTGAAGGTCAGGACCGCAAAGCCAGATGTGTGCGGCGACGGGTTGTTCTCAGCGTAATCGAACTGGGGGCCATGTGGCTCTGCAAGCGTCCCAGTGTCCACACCCCAGCGACGGCCATTATAATCCGCCCAGGGCGTCACAGCGAGGCGATGCAGGTGTCCGGTGACAATAGACCGCCCAGCCTTCAAAGTGTTGTTGTAGGCCGCGTGGATGCCGTTGTGATAGCGGTGCTTAATCATCGTTGAGTTGTTGACCATCAGCGACCATGCAAAGTCCCAACGATCAAACTTGTTCTCAAGGCGCTCTACAACGCCGTCATACTCTGCGGCGTTAGTAACCAGCGCCCGATCAAAGCGAGCATCGTGGTTGCCAACGTTCCAGAACTTAGCGCAGCCCTTGGGAAGC